CCGGGGGTGAAGGGAACCCATTTCGACAGCGTACCCGTTCCGATGTTCAGGTACACGGCGTCGTTCGCGCCGCTACCATCGGTATGGAAGAAAATACAGTCGTAGGCGTAGCCGCTTTCATCGTCGGTGACCGTCGGCCCCCAGGCGATACGGGCTTCGCCGTTTCTCTTGAGAATCTTGCCGCTGGCCTTGGCGAGATACTTCCCGCTCAGGCGTTCCTGCATGTTGTGACTACCAGCCATGTGACTTGTCCTTATGTTACCTCGTAGGTAAACGCACTTGTCCTACGAGGAGTGGCCTGTGGTGGATACTCCCATCGCGGACCCGTTCCCTCGAAGCCGAGGTTGCGCGGCCGCCTGTCATTGTCCAATCGGATGAGACCCGGCAATACGTCAAGCCATGCCTGATGGTGTGCGCCCTGCGCGTCATCGCGGCGGCGTTCCCACACATCAAGCATGGACAGTAGGATACCCTCGCTGAACTCTGGGCCACCAAGTGGGTATGGGTTTGCTGTTCGCACCTGATTCTGGATTGCCCGGTAGCGATACCGCATTGTCCTTGTCGTTGCCGGCTCGGGCCAGAACACGGCCTCTTGAAGCTGTTGTGCCGCCTGGTCGCTCGACTTCGGCTGAATGGCGACATATCGAGGTTCGTCAACAATACTGTCTGCGGCCTGTAGCTCCAGAAGCCACGCCATCGGCCGCTGCTGAACCATCGGGTACATAGTATCTGCCGGGAAGTGGATACCACCCATCAACACGCTAAACGCGGTCGGCATGTCGTAGGTATCTGTCCCGGCAACCAAAGCCAGAGTGGTTTCAGGCGCAAGGAATGTCCATGAATGCGCGGTGTAGAACTGAGACAAACCGCTATCCATGATCCGCTGAAGATCGGCAATAGTCGAGGTGTCGGTTACTTTGACTCCAGCAACTGTCGCCATTTCCGCGAGGAAATCCGCGTATTCCATTCCAAGAGCGGTTGCCATTTGTCAACTCCTTATGGCAGGGGGGCCGAAACCCCCCTGCCTTGAGTTTTACGAACCAGCCGTGTAACCAGCGCCCGCCAACTCGACCCAGACTCCGGCAGTCGCGCCACCGTAGCTGCCGAGCCACTCCAACGTGACCTCTTCCTGTGCGGCATCAAAGGTGGCCGTCGCAAGCGCGGTTGAGCCATCCTTCTGCATGCCACTCGTCACCGTGACCACGTAGTCAGCGGTTCCAAGAGCCCCGAGACACACAAACACCTTGCGGCGTTCGTCGTTCGTCTCGTCGGCCAGGACGTAGGTGCTGTTGGCCGCCATCGTGTAACCGGCACAGATGAACGTCACGCCGCCCGCCATCGCACTGATGGCCACGGCGTCCTGGGGACTGATGTACTCCTGCAAACCGGACTCCTTGCCGTCATACAGGTACGCCAGCACCGTATGCTCCGCCGCCGGAATGACGTACAGAGCCACATCCACGTCGCCAATGTCCGTGGCGATGGTGATGGTGTCCGCCGTGGGCGCCGTGACGATGGTGTAGATGCCCTTCGTGGCCATCTCGCCCAAAGAGGCATCGCCACCATAGGCATCGTCCGCGCCACCCAAGATCACAACGCGGTCACCGGCCGTTGAGGCCGTGCCAATGCCGGTCTTGGTGATGGTGCAAGACGGGTCCACCCATGCCGTAGTCGCCGAGCCATCCAGCGACTCAAACAGAGACCCACTGGCGTCCGTCTCAAGGGCCAAGGCCGTACCACGACCCGACAAGCCGCTCTTGGTGAAACGACCCGCGTCCGCCGAACTGGCCGAACACGTCAGAACCGTCGAGTCCACCGTGGTATCGACACCCGTGGAGATCATCGCAAGGCCGCCGCATTCCCAGATTTCGACTTCCTGGCCGCCTGTCATGGCCAGATAGCCCTGGGTCACGACGCCTGCGAACTCGCGGTTGACGCTGCTGTCAGGCAACGTCACCACGCCCCGGCGAAGATCGCACGGGTCCGTCACGGCCTCGCCCGTCGCGGAACTGTAATAGTCCCCGTCGAAGCAGAGACCCGTACCCTTGACGAGGGCGGTACTGCCAGAGAACCAGACTTTTCGCCGGGTCGCCCATTCTGCGCCCTTAGCGTAAACGAATGAAGGCATTACTTACTCCTTCTGTGAAAAGTGCCTAAGACGCCTTGGCAAGAACGCCGTGGAGGCGAAGATTCATGGGCACGTACTGGTACGTGAGATCCCAAAAGACGGACATGATGTTGTGGCGGTCGCTGTTCCAATTCGGGCCGGTCATGTGCAGGAAGTCGCCCTCAAGGTACGCCATCCTGAAGTCGTTCATGTCGCACAGATAGACCGGGTCAGTCGCGTCGTCGTTGAGATACGGCACGTACAGGAATTCGTGTCCGTAGAACACCGGTGTCTTGCCGTGCAAGTCCCAGCCGAGGCTCTCGTTGTTGTCCCGGCCAACGGCCATGAGCGCCAACTTGGTGTCGCGGTTCATGTACATATTCGGGTCGGGGGATTCGGGGTCAGGCAGCTTGTCGGCAATGGCTTCCGGCTTCTCGAAGTCCATGTCCAACACGGCGATGCGAAGGTTTTCCACGAGGTCGGCATCGCTAACCTCAACGTACTGACCCGCGTAGTTTTTCCAGTCCGTAATGACGGTACTGTCGATATTGCCTCGACCGGCGCTGAACCCGGACGGGTTGCCGCCCTGGAATGACGGCGTGGCCGAACTGCCGCGCTGAACCCAGAAGGGTACTCCCTTGGGGATGGTCTTGGCCTCTTCGGTCGTGGACGGTGCGTCCCACAACTTCGACTCGCCCGCGTCCAGAGCGCCCAACTGCTCAGACGCATAGCGAGTGTCAAGCATGTTGAACAGCCGAGTTGCCGAATTGACGGAACTCAGAATCTCCTGGCGAATCCAACTGACATTCCAGTCCATGTGGACCAGCGTATCGGAAGCCAGCTTGGAAACGTTCTCCACGCTCACGGCGTCCTGTGCAGCCGGGTTGTCATGTCTGGCGCTAGTGCCGACCTTGTAGACCACGGGCCAGGTAAAGGACGAGTTGTCAACCGGCAGTTTGCCGGAGTCATTCGCCAACATCTTGGCGAAGTAATACTTCTGGTACTTCTGGCAGATCACGGTGAAATCCTGACCGCGCCGCTTCAACACCTTGGGAAAGGTGGAGCGAACCAGGTCAAGAATCTGCTCGTCCGGTTGCTGGGGTATTGTGTATCCTGCGGACATTATAATGTCCCTTTCTGTTACATTGAGTCAGGTAACGCATCAATCTCCGCTTGAACATTTGCGAACGACGAGCCAAAGCCCCGTTCCTTCATGTCGGCGGCGATTGTGGCAATGGTTCCTGCTTGAGTGAGAGGCGTATCGCTTTCCATTCGAGTCTGAGCAGCCGGCCGCAACATGCGCTGGCCACTTTGCTTCTTCGCTGCATTAAGCACGTCGCGCCGGGCAAGGTCTGCCAGATGGGGCTGGGCCGCTAGAGCGAATGCGCGCTCGCACAACTCGCCGTAATCCATGTACTGACCAGTCTGGGCCTTGTGCCCGGCATCCAGCATACGGCGGTACTTCCCAACGTCTTGAGCCACAGCCTGATCGGCCAGCAACGCCTTGTGGCTTTGGGGCAACCCATTGAACCATGCGTCTCGGGCTACCTTGTCCGCCGCTCGCTGCTGATTGGCCGCTTGGCCCGCAACATGCTTCTGCTGGGTATTGTTTACCTCAACCTCAGCAAGTAACTGCTGCTGTGAGTTGAGTTGGTTGCCCATTTGCGTAAGCAACCCGACCAGCTTGTCGTCGTAGCCCTCCTCGCTAAGCTGCGCGGCCAGAGCACCCACGTCGAGTAGCTGCTGTTGCGCTGCCGGCTGCTGTTGCGGCTGAGGCTGCGGCTGAGGCTGCGGCATCTGGGCGGGCGGCGGGGCCTGGGGCCTTGGCCGCTGCTCTATCGCCACCTTGCCAAGTTCGGCAAGGTGCCTGTCGGATTCCTGGGCAAACTTCAGAAGGATTGCCTCCGGTGAGCCCATATCGTCCTTGGTCAAGCCGTACCGTTCGGCCTTGGCAAGGAGTTCAGGGGCAAAGGTAGCCACGCCGTCCTGCCCAGCGGGGGGTTCAGCCACGCCATCGGGTTCAGCCTGGGATTGTCCGGGGTCGGAAACCGGTTCATCGACCACGGCGGTAGCATCAGGCTCGGGCGCGACGGGCGCCACGTTTACTTCAGGCTCGGAAGGCACGGTGTCAACCGCAGGGCTTCCGGTATCAATCTGTTCAGTCATAACTACCTCCTCAGTAGTACGATTCCTTGTCAACCATGCGCGACCCATCAGGGAGACGCATGCTGGCCATCACGGCCTCGCGTTGCTTCTTGCTGTGTGTCACGCACCGACCATCCGGCAAAAAGTCCACGGTGGAACAGTTGGGTAGCTTGCGGAGCTTCGCCAGCTTCTCCGGTATCCGCTTTGGCAAGACGCCGAGAGCATTGGACATGTGGCCATTCGCCCAAGGGTCAGCCGCATGTTCCCGGCCAGTCGGCCCCCATTCTGCGGCCATATCGCGTGCGGCCAGTCCACCGCACTCGCACTTGGCCGTCTTGGCGGGCATATCGGCAATATCCTCCCACGCCATACCGCACTTCGGGCACTTGTATGCGTAAATCGGCATTACTTCTGGCTCCAAAGGGCCGCAAAGGCGGCGATTGCGCCGACAATTGCCGAGAACGCCGTCTTTAGTACCGCTCCCAACACGGTTCGGCGGTCGGCGTTCTTGTCCGCCACGTGCGCCCGAAAGTCCGTCCCAAGCTGCTGAACGACGGCGCAAGGTTGCGTCGGCTGCGACGTTTCCACTCTTGTCAGTCTCTCGCAAACCTCGACATGGCGCTCGGTTGCTTTGTCTCCGGCCTGGCGTATCAACTCAAAGATTTGATTCGTCTCTGCGTTCACGTTTTAGCCCCCGCCCATCAGAGCGTTACTATTGTTCTGTGGGCCTTTGAAGTGCATGGACTGAACAATGGCATTCTCGGCCGCATCAGGTGACGGCGTGGACGTGGAATGCCGAACGTATTCCCGCTTCGTAGTTGCCGGCTTAAATGCCATATCGTCTGGTGCGCCGGGCATCATGGCCGCAACGTCGTCAATGAGCGAAGTGAGGTCAGGCACGTCAAGATTATCCGCGAACAGGCCCACAAGGCGTTCTATGCTTACGGTCTTGCCCTGCTGCTGCATCAGCGGGAATAGTGGCGCGAGGATCTGGGTGATGAACTCTTGGATCAACTGGATTTCCTGCTGCGGCGTCTTCGGCATCATCGAGTACGGCGCGATCTCGAAGTTGTAGTTGAACCAATTCCCCTTCTTCGTCGCAGGTCCGAATGTCTCAGAAAGCTCAAGCCCAAGCCCAGCAAGCCGCGTCGTCACCTGTCGCTCGTAGAAGGTGTCATGCCAATTGAACCACGCCAGTTTACGGGCGTTCGCTTCGGTAAATTGGACCGTCGCGGCCCGCATGTCGTCAATCTGAATGCTGCGGTTGTCTGTGAGCATTCTGTCTTGCGTTGCGGTATCCGATGCGGCTTGGCTTCCAGCCATGACGCCAAGGCCACCCATCAAATCGTCAAGCTGGCGCATGAGGATGATTGCGTACTGCAAGGCTGATTGGTCAATCTCACCCCATACCTGGCTTGCAACCCCATTGGGGTTATCAAGCAGGATCACTTGCCCGTTTACCGCCTGGCTAATAATCTCTGCGTCGTTTTCCATGCCCCTCTGGCCGACAAGGCATGATTTCCGGGATTCGGCCTGGTCCGCGACCTTCTGCATAACCTTGTTGAGGATAGACGCGGCGTTCAGCCACGCTAGGGACGGCGCTACGGGCATGATGTTGTCGGGTAGGTACATAAAGCCCAACATCTCATACGGGCCGCCAGGAGGCCCCTCCCACTCGTGCATGCGTAACTTCTTGCCGCTTCCGTCTGCCAAGGTGAATACGGTGTTATCACGTGGAATATAGACTTCCCATACCGCACACCGGTCAAACAGCGCGGCGTGGTTCAGATTGCCACCACGGCTGAGTGACGCCACCATTTCGCTACCAGTGCCGCCGCCGCCCATGTAGTCCGCAAGAGTCGGCAACGCATCCGTATTTTCGTACCGGTCGTCACGTTGCAACCAGTCCTTATCCGGCTCAGACCTGTCACCCACAAACTGCAAGGCTGACCAGTTTCGGGCACTCATGTCAAGGACGGCATGGTCAGACGACACCCGGTCTATGACTGGTCGCCCCGTGTCGTATATCTCTATGCCGTCAGAAATGGGTATCCCGTCGTCCGCTCGCACCACCTTGGTCATGCCGAAGAGAGCCATTGCGTCTACAACACACTCTTGCAACGTGGTTTTGTAGTTGCATTCGCGGATCGCAATATTCGCGTCCAGCGTCCAGAGCGCCGCCGTCGCACGCAAATCAGGATCATCGGCCTTAACGCGGATCGCGGGATACCTTGAAGCGAGTAGGCGCGAAAACACCGTAATCGCCTGATTGATCTTGTTGAGCACCTGCTTGTCGGAGTATGGCTCGGTTCCGTAGTGGCTACCAGCCGCGATACGGAATACTTCCTTGCGCTTCTTGAGGAACGGCTGCATCGCCTGCCGCGAGTCTGTCATTGACTGCCACAGCCGGGACGTAAACCTCTCATTCCCGTACTGATTAAACGCCGGGGCACGTTGCTTGTCGGGTTCAAGAAGCCCGTTAATTACAGCGTTGTCTGGCGCCATGATTGTGTAAACCAACTCCCATTCTGTGTAAGCAGGGCCATCCGTTCATCGTACCGTCGCTGCCCACATTCTGCCGGCAGTTCCTTCTTTGCCATCTCGACTACCGCTTTGTGCCGCCGCATCGCCCACCAGCACAGTGCATCTGCTATGGTGTGGTCGCCGTGTGCCGACTTGGCGTCCGCTACGTTCTCAGTGACCAAGGCGGCTGAATGCTCAACCTTCTCGTTCCCCACATGGACGTACTGCATGGCTTCCGTGTAGGACACGTCACTTGGAATGAGGTACTCTCCGCGATACCATGCGCGCCGGAATTCGGTGAATAACTGAAACTTGGTGCTTCCCGTGGAGTACCACCCAGGGGTGTCGCTTTGCTTACGGCTCAGGGTCCCCTCTCTTGTACGGTAGTACAAATGCCGGTATCCCAGGTCCACGATACGCCCCAACGTGCCCGCGCCGGGGCCTGTCGCCTCGACAATCAGCAGTGCAGACCCGCGTTTCCCGGCAAACCATTGGCCTAACGCCACGAGGAACGTCCCAAATTGGTCCGGTCGCAGACGGTTGTTCGCAAACTCCCCTACCTTCTCGCCTGTCAGGCAATCGCCAATCGTCACGGTACTGGGGCTTGCGCCCGTTCCCATCGACACGTCGCACCCGATGACGTATTCCCGATCAGTCGGGGGGTTTCCATCTTCATCCAGGGCCATCCATAGCCGCAGATGCCCGTTATCCTGTGCCGTGTAGCCCAGGAACTCGCCCGTATCCACCTCATACTCGACATCGCCCACGGAGATAGGCTCACGCCCATGCTTCTCTTCCAGGGCGTCCAGCGTCTCGACATTGAAGAACGTGAAGTCGTCCACGTTGAAGCTCATGTCAAGCTCTTGGTGGATTAGATGCTCCATACCGGGGGGTACGCGATCACACTCGCCGTCGTAGTACGGACTTCGCAACCCCTTGAAGAATCCGGCAGTTGATCGGAAGTCGTACCCAGGATTGGCTTTATGCCACTTCTTGTCCAGCACTTCCACCTTGCCGGCCTTGTCAAGCCGGTACAACCCTTCATTCTGGACTGGATGCTGCGACCAATGCAGGTAGATACGCCTTTTCTTCGGATCGTGCGCGACCTTGGCATACGTGTTATTCGGCCCGTTGGGCGTCGAGATGAACAGCCGGCACTTTGTCACGGCTTGCGTTTCGTACATCATTCGGGCTTGGAATCGTTCAGGCCACTTGCCCATCTCGTCGGGGATCACGGCCATACGCCGGTCTCCCGTCGCAATGGTCTCCGTGGTCGCGGTTCCGTCCATCACTGAGCCTGTCTCCCCGCTCTCAAAGTGCAAGAATGTCTTCTTCCAGCGGCCCGTAATCCATGACGGTTGATGCTCAAGGTTCCAGTTGATCTTCCAGAACAGGCATCCGGGGTTGCCGGGCGCGTCTACCGCCGCCTCACGGTAACTCACAAAGAGAAACGACTGCATATCGAAGAACTGGAATCGGTAGGTCGGAACGTAGCATCCGATGAATGACATCCCCTGGTTACGACTCTTCACCACAGCGATATCGTGTGCCCCAATCGC